ACAGGCCGTGTATCATGCCACGGATTATACCGGCATCGAATACGCGCAGAAAAACCAGATTACCGATGCCGTGATGAAAGAGCTATTCAGGCTTAATCTTGTGCAACCACCAGCAAAGCAGGGGGCGCATGAAACCGAAGCTGAAAAGTAAGGGTGGAACCTTTTCAACCCTAATCCACCCCAACAGAAAGACGACGAGAGATGATTCGGACCGCCCTAATTCTTGTAGATAATACATTATATATGAAAGGATATTAAAATGACTCAGAAAAAAGTAACAAATAAGTCTTATGAAGGTACAGATACAGAATCCACAGATGTAGTAGCTCTCCCCGGAGGTAAGAACGTCCGTTTAATGTATGCTAGAGGTCTTACCTTAAACCTAGGTAATTATGAGTCAGAAAAAATAGATATGAGCTATGCGGGTGACTTTGAAGCCTCTGAGGTGAATGAAAAGCTAGATCTTGTCAAAGCATGGGTACATAACAAGCTACAGCTTGCTGCTAAGACTAGAGTTAAGGGGTGACATATGGCTAGATGTGAACGCTGTAATGCCTGTCAATCCCAATATGATTTCTCAGATTGTAAATATTGTGGGTTTCCTGGCTCAGATATTAGGGAGCCTGAGGAGGTACTAAGAGATGATATAGAGATAGTCCTTGACAGTATACAAAAGAATCTATGGAATTTAAACAAAGAAGAATTAAATCATGTCCTTGGAACTATTAAAACATTGCCTCAACTATGAATTCTATTCTAAGAATAAAGCCAACCTAGATCCAGAATTCTTTCCCTCAGATATCAGAAAGATTTATCTTAGTTTACAAGAATACTGGGATTCTCAGATACAACCCAAATTTATCTCAGATGAAAGTATAGCTATATCCGGTATAACAGCTAAGGATCTGAGGCAGTATCATCTTAGCCGCTATCCTGCTATTACCAACACTGAGCGTAGTAACTTGAATATTGTCTTTGAGAATCTTGGCAATATAGAGATTGGTCAAGAGGCCGCAGAAGCTATTCTTAGGAATGAGAAGCTAAAACTCAATGTAACTAAGTTAGCTAATGAAGCTCTGAACATGGCTGATGGCCATCATAGGGACTTTGGCTTGCTTGAGAACTTGGTAGCTCGTGTCAAAGGTGAGTATTCATCTGATGAAGATGATCTTCTGCCCGTTACAGATGATATTGATGAGCTTATGGCTCTTAGTGAACACGCTTTTAGGTGGAAGTTCTGCCTGGATAACCTTAAAGATAAGATCAATGGTGTAGGCCCAGGTATTTTTGGTCTTATTGCTGCTCGTCCAGAGTGTTTTTCTTCTGATACGGAGATTCTTACTACTACTGGCTTTAAGCTAATTAAAGATGTCACTAAGCTAGACATGGTGGCCCAAGTCAATCCTATTACTAAAACATGGGACTTTACTAACCCCTTAGATGTAGTAGGCTATTATGTCAAAGAGCAGCTACTCCACGTTTACTCTAATGTGCGTGGTGTAAACTATCTTGTTACTAAGAATCATGACTTAGCCTTTGAGCATACGAATGGCACCATGTTCAAAGTAAAGGCTGAGGATGCTACTTTCTCTAGTTTACACAGACATATCCAAGTTAAGCCTTATGCCTTAGGTGGAGATGGATTAACTTGGTTGGATCGTTTTCTTATTGCATACCAAGCGGATGGCTCTGCGTCACATAATCCCAACAGCACAGGAAAACGCTGTGGGACATTATCTGTTAGGTTCACTCTCAAGAGGGAGGATAAAAAAGCACGTCTAATAAACATACTTAATAATTTAACATTTCTCTGGGAAGAAAAGCAGGAAGCTACTCGTCCTGGGTTTAGTACATTCTATGTTAAAATACCTACAGATATGTATCATAACACCATAAGGAAAGATTTTAGCTGGGTAGATATAGCTAATAGTAATAGGGTCTGGGCAGAAGAGTTTATTGAAGAGCTGTCTTATTGGGATGCTTCCAGGAGATCAGAACATAGAATTAAGTATGATAGTGTAGTAAAAATTAATACAGACGTAGTACAGGCATTGTCTACTATGGCTGGGTACAAAACTACATACTCTATGCAGAAGAAACTAAAAGAACCTCATCATAATCCTATTAACACCTTACATATTCTAAAAAATAGAGACTATGTTGATGCTAAACCTTTGAAAAGAGAATGGGTAGACTATGAAGGTACTGTTCATTGTGTAACTGTGCCTACTGGGTATATCATCATCCGTAGAAACGGCCAAGTAGCTATCTCAGGAAACTGTGGTAAAACCGCTTTTGTTGTATCTTTGGTGTTCCATCCTGAGGGTTGGGCTAAGCAAGGGGCTAAGGTGGCCTACTTTGGTAACGAAGAACAGGCATTTAGGACTAAGAAGCGTGGTATGTGCTGCTATTCTGGGATTCCTGAAAGTGACTGGGAAGACAAGAAAGAAGGGGTTATACAAAAATATGCTGAGATTAAGAATAATGTTTATGTCTTAGACGTAGTTGGTATGTCCACGGATAAAATGGAGAAGTGGATTGCTAAACACAGACCGGATATTGTTATCATAGATCAATTGGATAAAGTTAGAACGGCAGGTAAGTACAACTCTGGGCATGAAGAGCTGCGAGCTTTGTATACTCAGGCCAGGGAGATCTCTAAGAAATATAACTGTGCTATTATAGGTGTATCTCAGGCTAGTGCTGATGCTGAGGGTAAACTTTACTATGGCTTTGATATGTTAGAAGGATCTAAGACAGGCAAGGCCGCAGAGACAGATCTGATTATCACTATAGGTAAGCAGGGCTTTGCTACATCACAAGGAGAAGATAATGGGTTCAGAGTTGCAAATATCTGTAAAAACAAGTTGACAGGTTGGCATGGAAATGTTAGCTTCATGTTAGATTCACCAATTTCAAGGATTACTCAATGACAACTTGGCTAAACATAGAAGAAGCAAAGAAAGATGGTACTTTGTATCTGCTACAGAGTGCTGAAGGGTATGTAAGTTTAGGTTCATGGAAACAAGATTATAACATAGGTGAATTTGATGATGATGACGAGTTCCAAGGCGAGCGGGGCTGGTTTTCTGATGATGGTGATAGTTGGTCTATGGGATACTATTTTACTCCTTTGACTCCTGTTAAATTTCTTGACTTTACTAAGGTGGTAGGCTACGATGGCTGATGTGTATACGTTAAATTGTATAACTACTTTAGATATATCTGCCAGTCAAATGCTTATAAATATATCAGAGGATAAACCTAAGAATGCTTTTGTTATAGCTTGGCCAGAGGACGGATCTATGCCAACTTACCATAGTTCTACATCAGACGTACCAGTTATACTACTGCGTTTACAAGAGTTTATACATAAATATTACAATGGGGATTTTACTTAATATGACTCATACATACTTAGAAGAATGGCTAGAGACTAAGGTCAAAAAAGAAGTTAAACCGAATGATCTTTGGTACACCCCAGAGTATATCCTAGAACCTGTGCGTGAAGTCCTAGGCGCAGACTATTTTGATCCTTGTCCTATTGATCCTAAGTTCGATGGCTTAGATGTAGTCTGGGGAGACAAATGCTTTATTAATCCTCCCTACTCCAAGGAACTCAAACGGGCTTTTGTTAATAAGGGTATAGAAGAATATAAAACTGATTTCAAAGATAATATAGAAAAAGAGTATATTTGGCTTGTAAATTATGCTAATTCTAAAGATCTTAGGTGGCTTAAGCATTATGCTACAGGGGTATGTTTGCCACATGAAAGAATCAAGTTTATTCCAGGGCATGAGAGCCTCAATGGAGGTAGCCCAAGGTACGATCAGATAATTCTTTACTGGGGAGATAATGTCTCGGCTTTTGCTAAGGCATTTAGGACAATAGGAAAGGTATTCTAATGCAACTAATCAAGGTAATAAAACATGGCCTATAGAATAACTAAAGATAGTAGTGATGAGTATATCGTAGCCGAGGTGGAGGAAGATGCCTATGGTGATGTAGTACGCATTGAACCTTTCGCTCTTAGGTTAGCCTCAGATAGCTTAGATGGGCTTAGGACTATGATTGAAGAGATCTTTGATGATACTAATAAACACGAAGTCTACAAAAAAGATAGATATACCTATGATGAAGAGGATGAATATCTCTCAGTTGACTACGAAGATATGATTCCCGTAGATGAATTGTTTAAATAATCTCAGATTATGGTACTCATAGTACCTAAGGAACACTAAAAATGAACTATGAATTCCCGTACATTGAACATATCTCTCAGGTAACTCCCTTAGTCAAGGACAATCCCGCCTTTGTTATTGCTGACAAAGGTGAGTATACTGTGATTAACTATCTCCTGGCTTCTCCTGAGGTGTTTCCAGAGGTAGATACCAAAGAAGATGCTATTCTAAGAGAGTGCCGTGGCATAGCCTTTGATAGTAAGTCTGGGAAAATTATATCCCGGCCTTTTCATAAGTTTTTTAACCTAGAGGAACGTCCTGAAACTCGCCTTATTTGGGCAGAGACCTGGGAAAAATTTACTGCTTATGAGAAATTAGACGGATCTATGATTCGGCCTTTGTTCCTGCCCTCGGGTATGCGCCTAGGTACTCGTATGGGTATTACAGATGTGGCTATGCAAGCAGAGCAGTTCATTGTGCGCTATCCTAATTACGAAATATTTATGGAGCTATGTCATAAGAACGGATATACTCCTATTTTTGAGTGGTGCTCAAGGAAGCAGCGTATTGTGTTAGACTACTCAGAGGATAACTTAGTTCTGTTGGCTATACGAGATACAAAATCTGGTATTTATCTTTCTAAGGCTGATATCTATGAGTATGGGCATTCTTTGGGCATACCAGTTGTTAGAGCTAGTGACTTTAGATATATGCAAGACGTAGCCGATCATACTAAAAAGCTAGAAGGTCAAGAGGGCTATGTCATTGTGTTCAACTCAGGTCATCGTGTTAAAGTTAAGTCTGATTGGTATGTTCTCCTGCATAAAACTAAGGAATTTGTCTCCCAGGAAAAGAATTTACTAAAATGTATCTTGACAAATGCCTTGGATGATATTAAACCTACTTTGCCTGAGCATGATCTTAGAGATGTTGAGGCTTATGAGAAAGAGGTAACTAAGGGCATTGCTACGGTAGCGGAGTTCCTACTAACTAAATATCATCTTATAGTTAATCTTTCCCAGACTAAACTACAGAGAAAGGAATTTGCTGAAGAAGCTGTAAAACTTGGGCCTTTAATTAGCCCATTTATGTTTAAGCTATATGATAACAAAGATATAATGGAAGAGATAACCAATACCTTAATAAAGTCCTGCGGGTCTGGTACTAAATTAAATGCTAGTCGTTGGCTTATGAATTTTGTTAAATATAAAGAAGGAAACACAGATGAAAGCAAATAAGAAACCTGAGGCATTCCTCTTCGATGTGGACGGCACGTTAGCTAACAACAACCATAGGCAGCAGTGGGTTAAGACTAAGCCTAAGAACTGGGCAGCATACAATCAAAACATGGAAAAGGATACTTTGATTCTTCCTGTAGCCAAAGTTTTTACTGCTTTGAAGGTAGCTGGATTTAAGATTATCTGCACCACAGGCAGAGAAGAAGACAAACGAGAGATCACAGAGCAATGGCTCCATGATAATCTTGTTTACCCAGATCAACTCATTATGCGTAAGTCTAAGGACTACCGTGATGATGGTATAGTTAAAACTGAGATGCTTGAAGAGATTACAAAAGATAATGTCATTGTAGGAATCTTCGACGACCGCCCAAAAGTTCTAAGAGCTTGGAGAACAAAGGGATTGTTTACTTTTAACGTACTGCAACATGAAGAGGAATTCTAATGAAAGATATAAGAGCCAGCTTTAGAATACTCAATTTAGAAAAAGATATAGAAATACAAGTTGCTACTTTAGTAGAAGATAATTACTTAGAAGTTCTAAAAACTGCCATAGAAGAATCTACAGATAGATATATTAAGGATCTACCTAAATTAGTAGATGATATAGTATACTCTGCATTAAGAACTTCTTTGAGAGAGTATGTAGATAAAAAAATGGAAACTATTGACCTAGGTAAGATACTTAAATGATAACTACGCATAAACACCTTATTGTAAAAGCCTATGTTAATTCTTCTTTTGACAGTATAGAAGCTGTAAAGGCATGGCTTAAAAACATAATCAAAGCTGTAAACATGGACTTGGCCGAGGTCCCAGGCAACCCTATGGCCTATTATTGTACAGACAAAGGTAATACAGGCTATACAGGAGTAGCCATATTGGAAACTTCTCATACTACTATCCATACCTGGGATGAGTTTAGTCCTCACAGTGTGATGTTTGATTTGTATAGCTGCTCTGATTTTACTCCTGAGCAAGTATTTACCTTCCTAGAAGATCTAGGAGTAACGAAAGCAGACTATTATTTCATTGATCGTGGAGAAATGCCACGAGTTATTTTCTTGGAGACTTACAATGCCTAAGGTACAGAGACTTAAAGGGAAAGAAAAACTAGCTAGGTTGCCTATCTTTTATATGCTGGTGGGGCTTCCAGGCTCAGGTAAGACAACCTGGGCTATGCAGAACCTAGGGGCCAACTCAGTTTATCTATCTACAGATAGTATTATTGAAGATATGGCTGTTAGTCTGGGGAAAACCTACAATGATATTTTCAAAGATATTATTGGCCCGGCCCAAAAGATCGTAGACAATGAGCTATATCTGCACAGCTATCCCGGTAAGAATAATCTTTGTTTGGATCAAACTAATCTTAGTCCTAAATCTAGGAAAAGAAAACTTGACTTAGTTGCTCACCCAGGGTATAAGAAAATAGCTGTGTACTTCGATACCCCTATAAATGTCATAGAGAAACGCTTGGAAGTAAGAAATAAATCGGGGAAGATTATCACAAAGAGACTTCTGGAAGACTTGCAAGCTACGTTTGTTAGACCTAGTTTGGCCGAAGGCTTCGATGAAATTAAACCTGTGCTGTATTTAGATACCTGATATGTCTAGTAGAACAGAGGCATGGATTAAGTGGATGACTGCGAGTACGTCTATTACCCGAGAGAAGTATAGGTGTCTATATATAATACTAACTGAGCAAATGAAAAATGGAATTAGTCCTAGATACTGAGTTTACTGTACAAGATCCTACTGCCAAGGATAAAAAGGGTTCTCCCTATATCCCAGGTAACAAGTTGGTCATGGTACAGTATAAGTTTGTAAACACAGATGACGCAGGATATGCTCTCTTTGCTCACAAGGAGTATCATGAGGACTTGGCCCCGAATCATGCTTTTGTCCAAAAACTACTAGACAAAGCTACTCTTCTCATTGGACATAACATCAAGGTTGATTTGTCCTGGCTCCGCGAATGCGGCTTTACTTATGATGGTGCTCTCTGGGATACGATGATCTTTGAATACCTGCAAGCCAGAGGTATGAAACCTGGACTTTCTCTGGAAGACTGTGCGGAGAGACATGAGTTAGATTCTCGGAAAAGTTCTTTCATGAAGGATCAGTTTGCCTTAGGCGTTAATGTAGATGAAATGCCTTTGGCCGAGTTGATTGACTATGGTATGCTAGATATCTATACCACAGAAGAGTTGTATCTTAAGCAGAAGGCTATGGTAGATGATGACACAGTTTACATGTGTCCCGCCCTTGATCTGTCTAATGAATTCTGTGAAGCATTGACTGACACAGAGCGTGCTGGTTGCTGTATTGACTTGGTTGCTCTCAGAGAACTAGAGGCCCATTACACCCAAGAATTAAATACACTTACCTATACTCTGCGGGAAATGGCCCAAGAGGTTATAGGGGATACTCCTATTAATCTTTCTTCTCCAGAACAGCTCTCTCAGCTTCTTTATGGGTTTAAGATCAATGATAAGAAAGCCTGGGCCGAGATGTTTAATATTGGGGAGGAGCTTAGGAACGGAGTCTGGAAGAAGAAATATCCTACGCGAATGAAGGACTGGGAAGTAGACCGTGTGATCTCCCAGATGACCACTCCTTTGTATAAAACCAGAGCAGCGCAATGCCCAGACTGCTATGGCAAAGGTACTATTCCTAAATATAAGAAGGATGGTAATCCTGGGAAGAAACCCTTAAACTGCAAAACCTGCGGCAAAACTGGTGTAGTCTATATACAAACCGAGGAACGTGCCGGGTTTAGAATCAAACACCCTGGTACGGACTTCGTTACAGCTAATGGATTTTCATCAAGCGGAGATGCTATTGATAAACTTATTGAACGCGCCAAAAGTAAAAAAAGTCTATCAACAAAGGCCCAGACAGCTGTAGATTTTATTACAGGCCTATCTAAGATAGGTTCTATTGAGAACTATTTAGGCAGTTTTATCAAGGGTATCCTAGAAAATGTAGTACCTATCCCGGGGAATGATAACTATGGTCTGCTTCATACTAATTTTAATCAATGTGTCACTGCTACGGGTCGTCTATCTTCAACTAAGCCAAATTTCCAGAACTTACCGAGAGCATCGACGTTTCCGCTCAGAAAAGTTATCGTATCTCGTTTTCCTGATGGTTATATACTTAGTGCTGACTTGGCTCAGTTGGAATTTAGGATCGCAGCTTATTTAAGCCAATGCCAGGATGCTATTGAGTTTATTAAAGAGGGTAGAGATATCCATATGGTATCTGCCGAGTTTTTTGGTATAGATAGGCAATCTGCCAAAGCTGAGACTTTTGGCCCTCTCTTTGGAAAAAGAAACGAATATGCTAAACATTTCTATAGAACTTTTCCAGGTATTAAGAGATGGCATAAGACTCTATGTGATGAGGCCTTGAATAATAAGCAGACTAGATCCCCCTCTGGGCGTATATATGCCTACCCTAACGCCGTAAGAGTAGACGCGGATACTGTAAAGCCTTTTACACAGATAGTAAATTATCCTGTTCAAGGGTTTGCAACTGGAGATATCTTACCTAGTATCTTTGTTAAGATCTACAAAGATATGAAGAAACTACGTCTGCGCTCCAGGCTTATCTTGACTGTGCATGATGATATCACCGCAGATGTGCATCCTGAGGAGAAAGAAATCATGATTCAAGTTTTCAAAGATGCTTTCGGCTCAGTAAAAGAACAGTGCAAAGAGAGATTTTCTATTGACATTAATGTACCGATAGACTATGAACTAAGTATTGGCCGTGACTGGCTTAACAAGGAGAAGATTTAATGAAGATATCTACAAAAAGAACACTGACAGGCGCAGAAGCCGTAGTATTCATTGGTTTATTTATTACTGTAGTAGGACTTCTGAGTCTGTGGACTGAGCGTAACTTAGAGTTCTGGTTTACCTATTTTAAGGGAGTCCCTGTGGAAGTTCACTATGGCCTTGCTTTTCTCTTGACATTAATGTTAAATGGGTTTATGTTTGCTCTTAATATTTTCTTTGAAATTCTTCGTTTAGCAGTATAGGAAATAAATTATGGATTATAAACACTTTGTAGCAGATCTTGTTAAAGATGGCGATGATATCATCAAGGACCTAACTAAGGAAACAGCTCATCTTTGGCACATGGCTACTGGTGTATCTGGGGAAGCTGGAGAACTCTTGGATGCAGTTAAAAAGCACGTAGTCTATGGTAAGCCCAGGGATACTGAGAATATTATAGAAGAGTTAGGGGACTTAGAGTTCTACATGGAAGGTATTCGACAAATTATTGGGGTTGACAGAGAGTATATTCTAGGGTATAACCAAGACAAACTTTCTCGTAGATACTCAGAGTTGAAATATTCAGATCAAGCAGCCCAGGAACGTAAGGATAAACAATGATTAAAGAAATTACCAAAGATATCACCACAGTCGAAGGCCCAGCCATTATCGTCCAAGGTGTAAACTGTCAAAAGACTATGGGTTCTGGCGTAGCAAAAGCTATCCTTGAAAAATGGCCAGTAGTGAAAGAAGAATATCTCAAAGTACCTGATAGTGTACGTACTCTGGGTTCTGTTAACTTTGTAGCTGTTGATATGACCGAAGATAAACCTTTGGTTGTATGCAATGCTTTCACCCAGGAAAACTATGGCTGTGATGGTGCTCGTTATGCTTCTCTCGGTGCTATTGCTAAATCTATGTTGTTTGTGATGCTGCGTGCATTTGAATGGGGTGTAAAGGATATCTACCTTCCCCGTATTGGCTGTGGTCATGGTGGCTTAGATTGGGATACTGAGGTAAAACCTTTGCTGGAAGTTATCTTCAATAACGAGGATATTAATGTCACTGTATGTAATTTCTCTGAGAAAGCTGCTTGACAACAGTGTTCAAAGATGGTAAGTTGCCCTAAGAAACTACACTATCTGAGATTAGAGATCGTATAACTAAGTTTAATAACCCAGGAGTAAATAACTAAGATGGAACCTATGAGCGTAACTAAGAAAATTGTATTCGGTGTAATGGCCTTGGCTGCTGTAGCTACACTTGCACTGTCTACTCAGCTGTTTGAAACTAACGATGCTGGGTATATCCAAGTTAAACAGGCTGCTGGATCTGGGGAAATGTCTGTTCGGGCAACACCTGGGGTGTATAATCAGTTCTTTGGCGATATCCATACCTATAAGATCTCAGATGTATACACCTTTGGCGCAGATATGCCTATCACAGTCCGTTTCAACGATGCTTCTACCGCAGAAATTAGTGGCCAGATTAAGTATCGGCTGCCTGGGGGAGAAACTCAGTTGCTTCAAATTCACCAGGATTTTCGTAGCTACGAGGCTGTACAAAGTGATCTAATTCGTCAAAGTGTATCTGCGGCGATTCGTCAGACAGCATCTATGTTTGGTGCCGAAGAAGTTTATTCCTCGCGGAGAGCCGACTTTGTTCAACTTGTTAATGAGCAGATTAAGAATGGTATCTATGCTACTTCTTATACTGAGACTTTGAAAAAAGATGACGATGGCAACCGTTTCATTGAGCGTAATGTCATGGTGCGTACCAACGATGAAGGTAAACCAATTGTATCCGAGCCTAGTACCTTTAAGCGCTATGGTATTGAACTGGTACAGCTTATCATTGATGATCCTAACTTCGATGAAAAAACCGACGAACTGATTGCGAAGCGCAAGGAAGCAGAGCAGGAACAAGTCGTAGCTAAAGCCAAAGCTGAACGAGCTAAGCAAGATGCTATCACGGCTCAGGAACAAGGTAAGGCTAACGTAGCACTGGCTGAGGCAGAAGCCCTGGTTATCAAGAAGAAAGCTGTGATCGAAGCTGAGAAAGAGAAAGAAGTCGCAGAACAACAAGCATTGAAAGCAATCGAAGTTAAGAAAGCTATTATTGCCCGTGGTGAAGCAGATGCCCGTGCCGCTTCTCTCAAGGTTGCCGCTGGTCTGTCACCTCTGGAAAAAGCTCAGATTGACCGAGATACCGCTATTGGTGTAGCTATGCAGCTTGCTAAGGTTCAATTGCCCAAGTTGATGGTACTTGGTGGCAATAGTAATGGCCAAGCTATCAATCCCTTTGACGCAGTTGGCTTGGAATCTCTGATTAAGATTAGTAAAAACATGGCAACGGAGGTTAAGTAGTATGACCAAGTTACTCTTGCCTCTGGGAGAGTTTCTTATAGCCTTCGTATTCCTATGGTTCTTGTACAAGTTTATCTTCTATAAGGTATTCCCCAGGAGCATTAAGAACTACAAGGACTTTGAGACTACCCGAAAGAACTATGATCAAGCTATCAATGAAATTAACAACGGAGTAAATAATGACCAAAGCAGCTAAGAACGATAAACTGAGTAAGGATAGTGAAAGCTATCTTGCATCTCGGGCAAAACCTAAGAAGGCAGAGGCACCTAAAACTGATAATGTTGTAGTTACTTCTCTTTCTATTAATAATGGAACTAAGACTTTCCAGAGTATTGTAGGTGAGGAGACGATTAACCACGGTAGCTCTATCTCATTGCGCCCTTTGGACTTCTATGGTAAGTTTATGCGCCGAGGATCTAAGAAAGACAACTATCGTCCTCTGGGTGAAACTGTCATGGTTAAGAGGGGGGAGCAGGGTAAGTTCTTTGACACCTTCGGTACTGAAATGTGTGGCCGTGCTACTAACAAAGAGGCAGCTAATTGGTCTGAGGAAAAGAAAGAAGCTAACAAAGCCAAAGGTGAATACTACGGTGTGCTCTATGCTATCCTGGAATCCACAGGTGAACTTATCCGATTGCAACTGCCTTCGGCTAAAGCTATGGCTCTGAGTACTTTCCTGGATGAACTGCAAACTGAGAGCCTGTTCTCGACCTCTATTAAAGTATCTCTGAATGAAAAGGGGTATTTTGTAGCTCAGATCCTTAAGACAGATCTGCCTGGGGATGATAGTATTGTAGAGGCGTATAAGACCGCAGACAAACACGTTGAACAGCAAAACTCGTGGATTCTGCGTCAATATAAGTCTAGGAACAAGGGTGACTCGGATACCCCAGTTAATGCCCGAGATGATGACGATGATGAGAGTGTGTTTTAAAAACTAAACTAAGTTTCATTAGATTGTGTGCATAACCTAAACCCTCGGTATATCTATGAAAGTATTTATACTGAGGGTATCTTTTTAGTGGAGAGGTGCTATGGTAGTTTATGGTATATGGGATAAAGATAAGGATGGCTTTGTTGGCTCTATTAATTATTCAAGTGGAGGAAATGGTAATATTACTCCTGTGACATTTAAAACTGTAGAGGATGCCCAGGCTCATATTAATAAATTCTATAGCTCTTTATTAAAAGTTAAAAAAATCAAAGTAGTATAAATTAAGTTATAGGGTGCTAAGAGGAACTTCGGTAAGTGCCGGTCGCCACTGGTAGCCCGTATAACTATTAACAAACCTAGGAAATAAAGATAATGGCTGAGTGGGAAAAGAAAGTACTTGACTTATTGACCAAGATATGTAATAATACTGCCCCCTCGGAGATAGTAGAGGCTATTGCTACAGACATTGGTAGTGAGGTTACTAAGAAGATTAGTTCAAGTTTTACTAGGCAAGATAAAGGTTTTAACCTTAGAATGTCAGGTATTGGCCGAGATCTGAGGCAGCAACTTTTACAAAAAAAATATGGCAGGGAAGAGATGACCCCGGGCTTTCTTATGAGAGTAACCTATGGCCATCTTTATGAGGCCGTATTTGTAACTTTACTGAAGCATGCTGGAGTCAAGTTTTCCCAGGCAGAGAAGGTTACCTTAGTCGTAGATGAGAATATTAGTATTCCTGGGGAGCTTGATATCATCTTTGATATTGATGGACTTATCTGGGATGTCAAGACAGCTTCACCTAATGCTTTCCAGTACAAGTTTGTAGATTGGTCTACTTTGGAAGCTAAAGATGACTTTGGTTACTTCGGGCAGCTTTTTGGTTACTCTGAGGCAGCAGGAATCCCCGCAGGAGGCTGGATCGTCATAGATAAGTCTTCTGGTATGTGGAAAGTCGTAGAGATACCTCAACATGAACATAAGCGTCTAAGAGAGAAGTATGTAGCAGATATCAAAGCTAAAGCTAAGCATATCACTTACAGCCCAGATGACATTCCTCCTTGCCCTGGTATCGAAGAAGAAAGTTTCAATGGGAAGTTGACAGGGAAGAAAATCTTAGGTAAGGTGTGTGAATACTGCCCATACAAAGATGGTATCTGCCATACTAAAATTACTAGAAAGCCCTGTGAGCATAGCAAAGCTAAGACAACAGTGTGGAAGAATTACATTGAGGGTTAACTATGATTGTTGGATCTGCGGCACTTAATTACAACGGGCTTTATCTTAGAGAACCAAAGGATATTGATGTATGGATCTCAGACCAAGACATAGCCGCAACCCAGTTTGATTATCCTAGAAGAGATGGAGACTACGAATACCACGTTATACCAGAGAAACTATATCAACTTATACCCAAAGATAAAGTCAATGTAGCAACCCCAGATGCTATCTATACAATAAAATGTAGCCATGCTGGTTGGGATATTCATTGGCATAAAACTATGTCAGATATTATGGCTCTGAGGAAACTAGGCTGCAAGAAGATACCTGAGTTATATGATGCTTTGTATAAATACTGGCTGACACACCACGATAACAAGAAGTATCTTAGCCTAAACAAAACTAAGGAAGAATTCTTCACAGATTATGTTGACTACAAGGTTGACCATGATAGACTTCATGAGATTGTGGCCTTCTATGATAAACCAATATATACTAAGGTACTGAAAGAAAACTGCGAAGTCCTGATAGATAAACTCAAGTTTGATAAATTATCCCAGGATGAAAAATTACACTTGTTTTTAGAGGAGATCTGTGTTATAGCTTTAGAACGCTGGGTTATACCTGCTAAGTTTGATTTTCCTAAACAAAAAGCATACAACCTGGCACTGAAGAAAACTATAACATCTTTGACTAAAAACTGGGCTACTGAATTTTTAGTTGACAACTATGAATTTTATGCTAAGAACAGTAAATGGGGTTGGTACAACAAAGCAGAGGAATGGTATAATGCAAACTATTAAAGAGCTACAAACCGAGATCAAAGAATTTTTCGCAGCACAAGGTTTGTCAGAAGATTATATTACTGGCAAGTTCAAGGATATCTTTTTCCATCAAGAGGTGTACAGCGATGACCAAGATTTTGTAAATAAATTTGAATGGCAACCAGTTCACTTTGAAGGTGGCGAAGGTGAGGGAGACTACGCTGAATCTGTATTTAGGCTTAAGGGTAGATATTTCCGTGTAACAGCTTCTTATGCTTCCTATGATGGGTTCTATATCAATGATATTTTTGACTGGGAAGAAGTAGAGCCAGTAGGAGTAACAGTAACTCAGTATAAAAAGGTTAAACATGACTGATAAATACCCCGCCTTTGCTAAAATACCTAGACTTTCCAGAAGCATAGTGATCAGTGAGAAAATCGATGGCACCAATGGGTTAGTTCATGTAGCTGAAGATGGTATTGTCCGGGCCGGTAGTCGTAATCGTTGGATCACCCCAGAGGATGATAACTATGGCTTTGCTAAATGGGTAGAGACTAACCAGGAGGAACTTAGAGAACTTGGCCCAGGATACCATTACGGTGAATGGTTTGGTAAAGGTATCCAGCGTGGTTATGGTCTATCTAAGAAACATTTTGCTCTGTTTAATACCTACAGGTGGAAAGACTCTCGCCCAGAATGCTGTGACGTAGTTCCAATTCTCTATGAAGGTATTTTTTCTGAGACTGCTATAAATGAAGCCTTGACAGATCTGGCAGAATATGGTTCTATGTTTAACCCAGAAGTTGAAGCTGAAGGTATTATCATCTTCCATACTCACTCTGGGCATTACTACAAGAAGACTATCAAAGATGACCACAAAGGTCAAAACTAACTTAACAACAAAGGACTAAAACAATGATTAAATATTTTATTCTTGCTAACGCCGCTATTCTTCTCTCTGCTTGCAGCGCCACCTTTGATGTGTTTAAATCACTGCAATAGAGTTTATGGGTAAATATACTAAAGAACAACGCAGAGACTATCAAAAAGACTACAGAAAACGACTGAGAATACTTTGTGAAGAGGTATTTCAAGCTTGCTGTGCTAACTGTGGTAGTAAAAGCAGTTTAGAATTTGATCACGTAGATAGGACAACTAAAGTAGACTCTATATCTAATCTTATAGCAAATGGTAAGAGCCGTGAATTAAATATAGAATTATCTAAGTGTCAACTTCTTTGCAAATCTTGTCATATAAATAAAACAAGAGAAGAATCTAAGAAGCATCTTGATCATGGCAGTTCTTTGTATAGAAAGGGTTGCCGCTGCTATATTTGTTCTGAATCTAGGAGAGAGTATGTAAAAACCTGGCGAATTAAAAAGAGGCATAGTATCCAAGTAGCGAAGGAAGCGGTCTGTAACACCGTGACATCAGAAACATCGTAGGTGCAAGTCCTTACCTATGCCACCAATATCCCAGTAACTCAGTGGTGAGAGTGGTCGTCTTATATACGATTGGTCGAAGGTTCAATTCCTTCCTGGGATACCAGATAACAAGGGCATGTATCGGAACGGTCTTCTACACCGTAGCACCGTAAATGGATCAATGGGTGTTCGACTCACCCCATGCCCACCAATGCAAAGGGACTATGGTGAAATTAGTAAACACAACAGACTTAAAATCTGTAAGCTCTCAGTGCAAGTCTGAGTAGTCCCACCAAGCTGTGTTAGTTAAATGGTATAATAAGACTCTTGTAAAGTTTAGTTCCTTGTTCGATTCAAGGCCACAGCATCAATAATAATACAGCAAGAAAAGAAATAAGATGATCCCAAGATTACTGACACCAAAATCAACATACACTATAGATTACCCAGAGGCTATAGAATTTGCTAAAAAGCAAAATAGTATCTTTTGGACAGATGAAGAGATCCATGTCGAGAAAGATATCCAGGATATAATGGTAAATATGGGGAGTGCAGCTAAGCATGGTGTTATCACAGTGCTAAAATTGTTCACCTTGTATGAACTTATAGCCGGTAATGAGTATTGGGGAGGAAGAGTGGCGAAAACCTTCCAACGCCCAGATATCCAGAGGATGGCTAATTGTTTTGCTTTCTTTGAATTAAACGTACATGCACCGTTTTACAATAAACTCAATGAGTGTTTGCACATCAACACAGATGATTTTTATTCCGACTATATAAATGATCCAGTGCTATCTGAGCGCATTAAGTTTATTAATACTTACGTGGATAATAAAGATAATCTATTGTCCCTGGGAGTATTTTCTATGGTAGAAGGGGCTATCCTATACTCTTCTTTTGCGTTTCTTAAGCATTTTCAATCTCAAGGTAAAAATCAGCTACTTAATGTTGTAAGAGGTATTAATTTCTCCGTGGCCGATGAGAATATCCATGCAGAAGGTGGGGCCTGGCTTTATCGAACCTTAAGAGAGGAAGGATTAGCCTCCGGGCAGTACACCAAAGACTATATAAATATAGTTGAAACTATGATTATAACTGCGGCTCAGAAGTTATATGAGCATGAAGAGCGTATTGTAGATATGATCTTTGAAGAGGGTAAGATAGAAGGTATAACAGATGTACAGCTTAAAAACTTCGTACAAAGTCGTATAAATCTATGTTTACGCAATCTTGGGATTAAGCCCATCTTTGAGGTTAAATATAACCCTATCAAAGATTGGTTTTATAAAAATATTAACAGTATCCAGTTCCACGACTTCTTCACAGGAATTGGCAACTCGTATAATCGTACTTGGAATGAGAGTAGCTTCAAATGGTAAAAAATATAAAAGAAGATTTGTCCACAGAGCGTAAAGAATTGCAACAATCTGGGCATTTGCCCGATTGGTTTATCACTCCTGGATGGCAGATGTTTAAGCAAAAATACCTGTATAATGCTGTGGGGTTAAGCGACACCTACACCAGAATAGCTAAAACTGCGGCCAAGCATATGAAAGTAGACCAAGATAAATGGGAAGAGAAATTCTATGATATTCTTTGGAAAGGCTATTTGGCTTGCTCTACTCCCGTGCTGGCTAATATGGGTACTGATAGGGGTTGTCCTGTATCTTGTTCTGGGCAGTATGTGGATGATAGTGTCTACGGCTTCTACGCTAATAGACTCGAAACGGCAGTACTAACTAAGAATGGTTTTGGTACTTCTGCATATCTAGGGGACATTAGATCTAGAGGAGCAGACATCTCAGGAGGCAAGGGTAAAGCATCTGGGGTGCTGCCTATCTTTAAGATGTTTGTTCAGGATATGAGAGATATCTCTCAGGGAGGAGTTCGCAGGGGTGCTTGGGCTGGGTATATTTCTATTGAGCACGGGGACTTTTACGAAGTAGCTAATTACCTGCTCAATAACCCGGATGATTTAAACATAGGGTGGAATATCCATGACTCTTTCATTGAAAAATTGGAGTCTGGAGATGAGGATGCTATAAACCGTTACCAACGGGCTTTGAAGGTAAAAGTGGTAACAGGCAAGGGGTATTTTAATTTTGTAGACAAAACACATAGAGCACAACCAAAGATGTATCAGGATCTGGGTCTTAGGTCTGTTGCCTCTAACCTCTGCACCGAAACAACACTTCATGCGGATAGAGATACTGCCTTTACTTGTATTTTATCATCTATGAATCTGTACAAATATGATGAGTGGAAAGATACGGATGCAGTTTTTGTAGCCACTGTATTTTTAGATTGTGTCGCCCAAGAATTCATTGAACAGGGTAAGTATATCAAAGGGCTAGAGAAAGCGGTAAGATTCACTGAGAAAAGTAGGGCATTGGGTCTGGGTGCTCTCGGTTTTCACTCCTACCTTCAAAGTAAGAACATAGCCTTTGAATCCTTAGAAGCTCACATAGAGAACACTAAGATCTTTAAGCATATTCATGATCAGGCTACACAGGCAACTCAATGGATGGCCGAGGAGCTTGGGGAACCTGAGTGGTGTCGGGGCTACGGAGTAAGAAATACGCATCTAATTGCTGTAGCACCTAATACAACTTCTGCACTAATCTGTGGAGGAGTATCCCAAGGTATTGAGCCTGTGGTAGCTAATGTATATACTCAACCCGGGGCCGCAGGAGAATTAGATAGGTTAAATCCTGAGTTTATTAAACTCTTAGAGAAGCATGGAAAGTACACACAGACTACTATTGAAGATGTGGCCTCTAACAATGGATCAGTACAGCACCTAGACTTCTTAAGTAATGATGAGAAAAATGTGTTCAAGACAGCCTACGAGATTGATCAAAGAGCTATCCTTAGATTAGCCTCCGCTAGGCAGCCTTATATTTGCCAAGGACAATCTTTGAACCTATTCTTTGCCGCAGATGAGTCAGAAGAATATATTTCTCAGATACACAAAGAAGCATTTCTTGACAAGAACATTAAAAGTCTATATTATATGAGAACGCTAAGAGGTGTACAGGCTTCCAAAGATGTATGCTTAGCTTGTGAAGGGTAGTATTATGGTTAAACTTGTCTCTATTAGAAATGATCAAGCTAGGATAGACAGAGAGCAATACTCTGAATTCCTATCAACAAGAAATATCTGGGAGTTGGTAGAAGAGTTCTTTACTTACTTAGATTATACTGAGGAGACAGATTCTGGTAGAGAGTTTCATCCAGTAGTGATTAGTTCTTGCAGAGTGTGCATAAGTCCTGGCTTAGACATGCTCTTAAAGGAACTTAGAAAGAAGTCGGTCACGGACAATGCAACGGAGCGTGAATAAGGACTGGACCTGATAAACCAGCAGCCTCAGATTCCTTGCCTTGTGAGGAATTAGGACACGTGATGTTCCAGATATTCTAGATACTATCTGTGAACTAGGCCATAATAAATGTTACCGAGCGGGATGTTTTAGTTGTAAACTAAGTGTTTTATACTAAGATGTTTCCGCTCGGGATTACCTAGGAGATATTAATGAGAATAATAACCAGAGTAACATTCGATGCCCACAATGCCACACATACCCAAGTAGTAGCTCAGTACAATGACGGTTCCTCTGAGGTTGTATATCTTGACAATATCTCTGCTAAGGGCTTTCTACGGGCAGCGCTTATCAAAGGACAACTACAGGGAGGAGTAAATCTATGGGTGTAGAGAAACCTAAGAAGAAGCGTATCTCTGCGGCTTCGGCCAAGCAAAAAGGCCGTCTTTGTCAACAAATGGTCAGAGATGCTATCCTGGTGGCTTTTCCTAAGCTAACTGAGCGCGATGTCAAGTCTACTTCTATGGGGGCTTCTGGCGTAGATGTTCAATTATCTGAGGCGGCTGTCAAGGTATTTCCTTATGCTGTGGAGACAAAGAACTGTGAGAAGTTGAGTATCTGGGCGGCATTTAAACAGGCTGAGAGTAATAGAACTAAGGACACAGACCCGCTCTTAGTTATTAAAAGAAACCGGGAAGAACCCTTAGTTATTCTTAGATTCACAGACTTCATGAAGATATTTAAAGGGTAGAATAATGCCAGCTAAAATTCTCTTACTGGATATTGAGACCAGTCTTATGTCTGTGGCCACCTTCTCCTTATGGGATGAGGCTAAGTCACATAATAACATTATTCAGGACTGGTACATCATCTGTGCTGCCTGGAAGTGGCTTGGTAAGAAAAAAGTCTATGCCAGTGCAGTTTCTGAGCCTATGCAAGATAAGGAAGTTGTGCAGCAACTAAGAGATGCTATTGCAGAAGCTGATATTGTTATTCACCACAATGGTGATGCCTTTGATCTTAAGAAACTTAATGCAAGGATGATCTTACATGATATTCCACCATTCCCGGCACCTATTAGTATTGATACTCTCAAAGTAGCAAGAAAAGAGTTTAAGTTTACTAGCAACCGTCTTGATTATCTGGGTAAGGCACTAGGCTGCGGAGTTAAGATTTCTAATAAGCCAGGTATGTGGATGGAGATACTTAGAGGAGATTTATCTTGTGTTCCTAAAATGCTCCTGTATAATAAAAGAGATGTAACCTTACTGGAAGAAGTATATCTTAAGATTAGGCCCTATATTAGAAGTCACCCAGACCTCAATATGTTTAGCAAAGATACTTCTGATAGATTCTGTTCACATTGTACCTCTTCTAATGTACAAAAACGTGGGTATACTGTCAAGAAGCTAGGGAAGTATCAACGGTACCAATGCCAGGATTGTGGGGCTTGGTCAACAGCAAATAAAAGGATTACAGATGAAGAAGGTAAGTAAAACTATCTATGAGTCACCTGTATCAGAAAACTATGGAATAACAGATTATCACGACTTTTTACATCCAGGCTCTACTAAAGAAGATAGGCAACGCTTTAATGCTGGTGATATTTATATAAACGCTGCTAAGTGCCATAATTGTAACTGGTTTGTTAGGTCTAGGAATCGCCATGATATGCGTAGTTGTCGCTGTGGAAACGTATCGGTGGACGGAGGATCTCACTACGCCAAACGATCATATAAATCCAGAGCAGAATATACCGATATAATTGTAGTCTTTGACGATGTAAAAAAGGAGGGTTTAGATGTCTAAGTTAGATGGTAGAAATGAAGGTAATTGGGATCAAGTTAAAAACCCAGAACACTACAAGCATAATCCTATGGGTATAGAATGCTGGGATGCTATGGAAGCCATGATGTCTAATGCAAACTTACCTCCCTATGAGGGTAATCTCTGGGGTAATGTCTTTAAGTATATCTGGCGGTGGCCGTACAAGGAAGTACCTTTGAAAGACCTTAAGAAAGCAAGACAATACCTAGATCGTTTAATTGATAGAGTTGAGAAAAGGAATAACAATGTTTAAAATGGAAATGACCTTAGATTATCTTAAAACTGTCTTAGTACCTACCCTATTCCCCTCTGATGAAGATGGTAATCCTGATAATTATGACATAGATTTCTATATAAATGAAGCCACCAATGAATTAATGATTAGTTTAGAGAGTAAAAATTATGCATAAGTTTACTTATACCCCTGAGTTTGGCGCAGAGTATACTCCTGTTAAGAGTGTTGAATTTCAAGTAGATGATGAGGTTACTTGGGCTGATCTTTTGCCTGTGTTTCTCAACTATCTTCGTAGTGCTACTTTCTCTATTCCTAATACCTGGGAACTTAGGATGTGGGATACAGATAAAGACGAAGAAGTAGAACTTAAACGCAGCTATGGATATTTCTAAGAAAAGGTAGTTAAATGGAAACTAAGTTAATCACTTTCACCCCAGATGCAGAAGCAATGATAGCTCGCATAGCTAGGGTTTCATCTGATAACCAGGATAATCCCGAGTTTGCTAAGTTACTTACATACTTGGTTAAACACCAGCATTGGAGTCCTTTTGAGCATGCCTATGCCACCTGGGAAATTACCACCTCTTTAGCTGTAGCTCCGCAGATACTTAGACATAGATCCTTCACGTTTCAGCAGCTAAGTCGCAGATATTCTGGTCAGGATGCTTTGCCCGAGTTCCATACACCCAGACGACAAGATCTTAAAAATAGGCAGAACTCAGTTGATGATTTGTCTAAGGAAGATATCGAATGGTTTGAATGGCGGCGCGGAAAGCTCTTTGACGAATCTGTAGCAGTGTACGAAGAAGCCTTAGGCCGAGGTATAGCTAAGGAATGCGCCAGAGATGTACTACTTGAATCTACTCAGACAAGGTTGTACATGACTGGTAGCCTGAGGTCTTGGATTCATTATATCAATCTTAGAAGTGCCAATGGTACACAGAAAGAACACATGGATATAGCTAAGTCTATCGGTGCTCAGTTTAAAGAACAATGGCCTATTATTGGAAAGGTTGCCTTAGATATATGATGTACCCTTAGGATCTCCTCACAAACCAGTGTTATATAATGCTAGTAATATTAGAAAGTACAGTAAATTTGAAGGAAAAACAATGCCTAATTACTATGTTACTGCTCAATGTACTACTTATTATCAGAATATTATCTGGGCTAACTCTGAGGAAGAAGCTAAGGCCACTGCTCTGACAGATACTGGGGAGTGGAAGAATATAGGTGATGGAGATGATTGGAAAGTGATAGAAGTAAAACCTAGATAAAAAGAAAGCCCCGAAAGGGGCTTTTTCTTAGTTGTTTTTAGCTCTTTGACTTTTTCGGACTAGGGAATAGTCTTCCACAAGGACACGCACCTTAGGGTAGATCTGCTTAGCTTCCATGTCCTCTATCTCCTGGGCAGCACTTTCCTGGAAATCAACTGGGTAATGGAAATATACTATCCCAGAATAGGCATCACTAGAAGTCACCATCCCTGAGCAACTGCTTAACGTCAACAGGAGTGCGATCAGAGAGTATTTTAATTTCTTCATTCTTAGCCTCTATATGCTTTTCTAAGGATTGTACTTTGACCTCTGTCTCAGCTTTAAGTTTCTGATGTGAACCATTAAGTTTCCACAGACCAAATAAAGTTAAGCCAAGCAGCAGTCCCGTTATACCAGTAGTGTATAGCAATGCTTCCATAGAGTCAACTACTTCTTAGGTGCAAGCAAAACGAATCTTTGCAGGAAGCCATTAATCTTAGTTACGATCTTATCATCCTCAGTCGAAGCCGTATAAGGTACTATCACAGAGGCAATCTGGCCAAGCGCACAAAGTACTACGTAGCCAGCAGTAACATAGCCAACCCAGCTTTGGGCCAACACCCAAGTTAAAATATCATTTTCCATAATGTTTATTCCTTTATTTCTAGTGTAAATTCTTTTGGTAAAATAGCTCTAAGTCTGTCCAATGTAACTAAGGATCTTGTTATAGAAGGCATACCACCCAAGGTAGAGAAAGATTCTCCTACTAAAATGCAACCTTCGGTGTCTTTTATAGAATTACCTTGGTGTATTAATATAGCAGAGCGCCCAGGTACTTTAGTTACTTCCCAGACATTCTTATACTTATTACCGTTCCATGGCTTTACTTCATAGGTCTTAGCCGGTATACATGACACATTAGGGAAGTTATTATTCCACGGATCTTCTAGGGTAACGCAGAGAGGAACGTTATCCCAGACCAATACTCCGAAGGTACCTTTATCAGATTGGGCTACCCTTTGTAACTTAAGCAATGGCCTTTTCTTTGTATCGTTTAACGTATCGGGCATATACTTCTCCAGCAGTTAGTGGGGTGTTTCCATTGTAGAAAAACTCAGGATTACTTGTGGCCGCAGCTTGGATGTATTTAGCTGGAATAGCTTTAGGATTACGTTTAAGCAGCCCAAAGAATATATCTGAGTTACCTTTACCTAGCTTATAGCCCATATAGGCCTCGGCTGGGTTGGGCTGTCTGCCTAGTATTTTCTTGACATCTTCCACAGCATCCTTATAGATAAACGCAGCAATCTTAATCTCGGCTTCTGGCTTCCCACGCATAGAATTAGTAACACCAGCAGTTTGGCCATACTTCTTAACGAAGAGATCCCAAGTGCCATCGGTTATCTGAGGTACGCCTGAGGCAGTACTACGAGGATTCTGTCCTGCGTTAGCACCTAAGTTACTCTCAATGTTCAGAGTATTGATAAAACCTTTGGTATCTACACCAGCCTTAGGAGCAGCTTGTTGAGCTAATTTTACTACTTGCTTTTGCACAGGGGCTAAGTCGTTCAGGCTTTGGGGGCGAATCTCTATCTTAAGAGGCTCGCCCTGCGGTACTTTCCCAGGCTGACCTCCTGTAGAGGGTTTGCGTAGCTGATAAACATCAGAGTTAGTAGTGGCTTGAGGTATTGCCGCATTAAAAGTTCCTTTACTATCTTTGCCGAGCCTATATACATCATCTTCAGGCGACTGTACAGTACTTTCTAATGTCTTGTCTGTAGTTAGTGTGGAGGCAATAGCAGCATTAGCTCCTACATTCCCCTGCTCTATTTTAGCTAAGAATCCTTCCAGAGCTTTGAGGTCTGGTTTCTGAGATAGTTTAATGAATTCCTTAGCATATTCTGGATTAGTTGCAATACCTCTGGCAACATTATTGAAGGCGTCTTTGCCGATAAGAGTAGATACAGAACCCGCCCTGGTGATCTGAGCAGGGGTAGCAGAACCGAGGGTAATACCTAGGAATTCCAGTACTGGCTTAGTCACATCTGGCGACTTATTAATGGTATCTAAGTATTGCTTACCGAAGTCATTATCCTTAAGAATGTTTAATGCTTCCAGGATAGAATTGCTCTCTCCCTTTCCAAAGATATCATCAAAGGCAACACGCTCCTTAGACACCTCATTACTGAGATTCTTAGTGAAAGCAGCACGGTCTTTAATTTCTGCGCCAGCGTCAGTAACATTGAGAATCTTTCTTTGAATACTCTCTCTGGCAGCGTTTCTTAGATTAGGTAAAGTGCCTGAGTCAGTAGCAAACTTAACTACTTGTCTGCGGAGCTTTTCATTCCCCCAGAGACTATCAGCAAATGCCGGGCTACTAAGTTTATTCTCATAGGCTTTAGCTATGTTGCTTCTACCAGCTTTGTCGGCACCAGCTTGGAGCATATCTAAGTCAGCTTTAACAGAGGCTAACTCAGGATGACTAAGGCTATCAGCATTGTCAACCATAAACTTATTTAATTGCTTTTCTGAGATAGAACCATCTAAGTCAGCCAGGGCAGCCAGCTTAGCCGTGTAATAGCTTTCAATGTAAGGCTTGCTCTCAGGATAGGCTCTAAGAGTTTCATCTACGTTGACCTGATTCTTCGTTGCAGTATTAAGCCAATCAGACTCAGTGAACTTTTTATTCTGAGACATACTCCTAAGGCTGGAAACAGGTTCAGAGGCTCTCTGGGCGATTACTTTGCCAGTATCATCGGTAAACGTACCTCGGCCCAGGTCTTCAAATTCTTTGTTGATCTTGTCAGCGTTGGCTTTCAGAACTTTGAGTTCTGTGTTACCAGAATTAGCTATAATTTTATCTTTGAGGCCAGTATCACGTTGCCCAAGGAAATTCTTGACTTTGAGAAGGGTGTCTGAGGGACTAGCATTGTAATCTTCGTTAACTCTTTGGTAGAGTGTGTCAATGTCTGCATAGGTCAAGGGCTTTTTGGCTTGGGTTATTTCTTTAGGAAGGGCTGCCATGAAATCATTCTTAGCCACACTACCACTGAGAGTTTTAGTAATTGCGGCAATCTCTTTCTTGAGCACATCTGGCATAATAGGTAACGTCTTAGCCTGGGCATTTACTGCATCGTAAGCGGCCTTGATCTCCGCCTTTTTAGCGGCATCTATACCCAGGCTGACATCTACACCCCCTCTGGAGAGCTGCTCTGGGGTAGCAATAGACTTAGGTGCACCAATGAGACCTTCTTCGGCTCCGGTCATTTGACCAAGTTTATTTACCTCGGCTCTACTTTTTTTAGCTAAGGCATTCTGTGCAGCCTGTTTAACAGCAGGGTTAGCGTTCTCTCTAGCCATCTGTACGACTTTGGCCAACTCAGCGTTGTTACGTTCTTTGTTTCCTACTTTAAGGAATTCTATGACCTCATCCCCTTTATAGGTGGCCAGGAAAGCAGTTAGCTCAGGGGCCTTGGCAGCATTGACAGCAGACGCAGAGATACTAGTACCATATTTCTGGTTAAAGGTCTGAATATCAGATAATGTAGCGTCGATATTATTTACAGCGTCACCTGGATTAATCTCAGGTTCCCCTACGGCTTTTTTAGCTTTATTAACTTCTGCTATAAAAGTATCATATTGCTCACTGAGTTTTTTAAGAGCAACTTTCTCAGCAGCCCCTTTACCGACAGCCCCAGACAATGCAACATAATCAGCCAAGGTTTTAACACCTTTGGCTAATGCAGGAGAAGCTATAGATATAGCCCCCGAGATACCACCACCAACTAAGGTGTTCATTTCCCTCTGAGATGTACGCTCCTCAGGAGTTTCACCAGTCACAGGCATAGCAGCAGAGGTGGTGACACCAGTAGGTACGCCGATACCAGCACTCAGAGCTGTTTTCTTAGCTAAGCTGCCGGTTTTTCTTATTTCATTAATGGCTTTAAATTTAGAAAGGCCTTTGGATAAAAGACCTCCACCTAATAGATAAGTACCAGTTTCACCTAGGAACCCGGACACAGGAGCTTTTTCTGTAGCCTTGTCTGTTTCTCTGGAAGCATAGGCCAGATCCTCTTGAATACCAGCATCCTCGGGGGTGAGTAATTGAGCTGCCCCTATAAGAGGTTTAGTCGTACTACGAGCAAATGCAGTGGCGCTTTCTTCCGCAGATCTCATAGCATCAAAGTTAGTATCCGATTGTGTTGGGAGGCCAGTTTTAGCATAGCTGAAAGATGGCTGAGTTACAGGCGCATTGCTTACGGCAGAAGTTACATTAGTTTCTGCACTCTGGGCTGCTGCCCTGGCTCTTGCCCTTGCCCTTGCCAATGCTTTTTGTTGTGCTAAGTCCATATTAGAACAATGCTCTTTCTTCTGGTTTCATAAATTGCCATTCCTCTGTGGTGACTCCTTCAGGAATATCCGAATTCATAGTAGCTTGGTTATCCACTTCCTGAGGCCTGTTATCAGGTTTACCATCCTTTACCCATGTAGTGAACCCAGGGGCTTCTGCTACCATAGTTTTACCGCCTACGTTGACGGTGTAGGGATTAGCTTTTAGATACTCTGCCCACTCATTTTCAAAATCTGAGGTGTTAGGAGACACTGTTTGGATGTAGTCCTGGCGAGTGTTATCATAATCTAAACGTCTTTGAGCAAATTCTTTGAAGCCAAGGAGATTATTTTTATTGGCAGCAGCATCTTTATCAAAATCAATAACAATAGTTTTCAAGAATTCACGGTCAGCATCGGACAAGGAGCCGGGGAACGAATAGATACCCTTTTCCAAGAGCGCAAACATACTCTGAGAACCTTTTAACGAGGCTACATCTGTGTCGAATCTCTTGAATAGATCGCTGAGCTGGGCTTTAAGACTTAGGCCCGTCATATTAGGATCTTTTCTAAGGGCTTCCAGCGCTTTATCTGCTTCTGGGATAGCCGCACGCATAGTAGAAACAGTTTCTTGGTATGTCTTCCCATTATAAGGGTTGAGAGCATTCTCAGTAGCTCTGTTTAGCGCTTCTCTGTCTGTATATATAGAATAAGCCCTCTCATCAAAAGGGAGACCTTTTTCTGCGGCTAACGCTTTTCGCGCATCAATAACCTCAGGCGGTATAGCCAGTAGCTTTTCTCGGCCCTCCTGGGTGATTTTAGCAGCCTCAATACGGGCTTGATTAGTCTCCTCTGCTCTACGGTCTACATTAGCTTCTTTTCTATAGTAGGCTATCTTAGATTGTAAATCTTTTGTATTAAGACTACTCTCAAGGTCTTTAGTGATCTCTGGAGTTTCTTCAAAACCAAATCTGTTATTAGTACCTTGGATAGGCTCAACCCTAGGCTCCATATTGCCTCTAATATTTGTAGCAGAGGCGAAGGCTTCTCCGCCAGTCTTCTGAGGAGTACCAGTAGTATCTTGTAAGAATGTATCCGGGATTTCTTGATCTAGAGAGATATCGACATTTGGGGTAGTAACACTTCCCAGCGTACCTTTATTCATTTTAGGATCTGTCGCCCCTCGGATTTGTTCTTCCCCGAGATTATTACCTAAGAGTAATTGTACAGCTTGTAACTCTTCTCTGGCTTTGTCCCGCTCTCTCTGCGCTTCCATCTCAGATTTATACTTATATAACTCTTTCTCGGCGCTAACCTGATCGAGTCTGTCCTTAGCTTTTTCGGCCCATTCAGCCTCCTGTCGTGATTTCTCAGCCAGTATAGCAGCGCCCGTATTAAGGAAACCCTTAGAGAAACCCTCAAAAAAACCTTGTCCCATGTCTACTCCTTACCTAGCCCAGAGAAAATAGACTCTGTTACTTGTTCTTCTACTTTAGCCTCTTCCGGTGTCATCTTAGCAAAGGTGTCGAGGAATTTATTATATTCTTTGTCTACACTCTTAACTTTGAGGTTTTTAACCCCCTTAACCTGACCCAGAGCTGCAATCATATACATAACCTTATCAGCCATAAGCATCATAAGATCCACATTCCACATAGCATTCATACCCCCGGCAAACAGGATAGTCCTTGCCAAATATTCACAGGAACTGCCATTTTTAAGTAGGAGGATCATCTTAGTTAGCTGCTTAGGCTCGGTCAGTCTGTCAAAAACAAAATCAAGTGCTTCATCTAGTTTAACAAACCTGGGCGGTTGCTCCATAGGAGTTGCCCCTTTGGGTAGAGTAAGAGATTGCCCAGGAACAGGAGCATCTAAAATATTAATCGGCATTGATTATCCTAATTTTACTGGTTTGCTTTGAGTGGCAGCTTTGACTTCTGTGGTCTCTAAGAGTTTCCCCAGACGAGAACGCCAAATGGCATCAATGGTAGCTGGGTCTGCAACATCTGCGGGTCTACTCTGGGTAGCTGCTACGCCACCTTTTTGTGTGCTGCTGGAGCCTCCAATGTTGGCCATAGACGCTGATTCTGCCTTGCTTTTATTATATGCTACAAGTCCCTTAGCTCCTGCTTGTAACCAATCATCCAGGGAGTCAGGAAAGTCTGAGAATATATTACCGAAGTTCATTATGTTTCCTTACTTAATTAATAGACCTGCGGCGAAACTACCCACAGCAGCGCTGAGATCATTGCCACTTTGGTCTTCTGCGAAACTCTGTTGATTAGCTAAGTAAGCCAACTGGAAGTTTCTGTCTTTCTGAGCTTCTGAGGCAGAGAATAGCCACGCTGATTCATCACGATATTGCTGCCACAAATTATTAAGCGCTGTGGCACTCATATTGTAGGCATTCTGTACGTTGGCCTGATTGGCCGCATTGTAACCCGCGGTGTTACCAGTGTTAGCAGCCCTTCTCCACAGAACATTACTTTGTTCAATAGCAAAGGCATTAGTAGCGTTGAATTGTTGTCTTTGGGTCTCCAGATTGGCATTGAAGCTATCTATCTGGGTTTTCATCTGAGTGTTGAATTTATTCACACCGTCATCTAAGGCAGCCTGAGCTTGGGCAAAGCTATTCTTCTGATTGGTGTTAAATTGAGATATAGTAGATACGCGATCTGCGTTCTGGGTTTGGATCTGGGATACCAGACTGGCCATAAACTGTTGAGTCTGCGTAGAAGAAGTAGCGTTGAACTGAGAAGCGGCGTTAGTTGCAGCCTGGTCAGTCAATAAGGCTTGCTGTTTCAGTTGTACGTTGGTTAACTCAGTTTGCTGCCTGTTAGTCAGGTTAGCCATATCCATAGAGAAATAGGTAGCAGCGTCAGCGGCGGCAATAGGTAATGCACTTTGTTGAATAGCTGCGGCGATAGCTGCGGGACCTATGGTAGAACTACCTAATCCTCTCGCAGACAGGGCCTCATTAGCGTTTTTAACAGCGCCTTTAGCCCAGTCAGGGATTTGCCCCGGGGTAGATTCAGCGTAAAGTTCAGTTAATTGGCCTTGTATAGTAGCCTTATCGTTGACTATGCCTTGTTGTGCAGTAGCCTGGGGAACATTAGGCCCAATGGTAAGCGCCTCATACTGCCCTGTCTCTGGGTTAAGAAATTGGATAATATTGTTTTGATCAACCTGGGTTGCAGTAGCCTGAGCCGCTTGACCAAGTTGTGGAACCGCGATAGCTGCTGGGGTCTGTACCTGAGTACCTGCAACCTGAGACCCTTGCCCAGTCATTAATTCATTCTTGTTTACTTGCAGCGGAGTATAATTAGCCGTACCTAAGGCAGGTAACTCAGGATTATTAATCTTATCTGACATTACCGTAGTTACTGGCTGAGGAGTACCAGCAGCACCTCCAGATGCACTAAATTGCCTAAAAGCTGTGGCTGCTTGGGGGTTAGAGGATAAGAATGCCTGAGCTGCGCCACCACTAGCAGACCCTGAAAAACCATAAGGTCTTAGGAAATCTTCTACTTGTCTCTGGGTTAAAGAATTCCCCGGTTGTGGTGTTGGTGCTGGGGTGGGCTGAGCAACCGCAGTAGGTTTACTCATAGCTGTCTTACCTCCAGATGCACTATACGCCTCGAAGGCTTTGGCAGCAGCAGGGTTAGAAGCTAGGAACTTCTGAGCTGCGCCTCCTGTGGCAGATCCAGTAAACCCATAGGGCTTAAGCGCGGCTTCTACCTGGGCCTGTGTTAATGTGTTAGCCATGCTATACTTTGACCTTTATCTTGGATAATTCTACTATAGACAAGCTGGCAAGCTGCTCCATAGGAATATTGTTGTGGGTTATGTTTCTATCATTATGTGCCATAACGCTTATATTGATAGTCATAGTTGTTAAAGCGGCGAAGAATGCTATTCTGACATCTGCTAAGATATTCATAGTTAATGGCTTTCTAAGATTTTCAACACCATATAGGAAATAACTGCCGAGGCCGCGCCTGTGAACATACCCCAGAGAGCGCCGAGTTTACCTCCTCTGGCCGCTGCCTCAATCTTTTGCTCTGTAATATCTCTTTGAATTTCTGCGAATTTACGATCTAAATCTACAAATTTACGATCTAAGTCAGTGGCTAAGCTCTTTTGACTAGCCTCTATACGGTCTACGCTGGACACTATGAGAAGTCTATATGCTTCCCAAGATTGCTCTGTTGGTACTACCATTGCAATTATACCCTAGTTTTATATATTAGTCAACAAATATTTAACTGATAACAGCTAATTTACGTGTATTCCCTGCGGAATCTTTGATAGTGATGTACCCCGTGATTGTCTCGGCTCCCACGGCTGAATGCGTACCAAACCTAACGTTTCCTGAGCCTTTAGGAGTAATCGCCATATCTATGTTTGTATCACTGCCAGCAGCGGCGATAGTGACAGCATTACCCGTAGCGGAGCCAGTTACAGAGACATAGTTTACTGCACTTGCGGTGTGACTTACCACGAATTGGAGCTGAGCAGTATCATTGGTATAAACTTGCAGAGCACCAGAGCCTTTACTAGTTAGGCTCAAGCCAACATTGGTATCACTACCTGCAACTCTAATAGTAGGCAACGTACCTGTGGAGGCGTTATTCATAGTCAAGTAGTTAACTGCGCTGGCATTGCTGGTAAATCTGACCACGTTAAGGCTGTTAGCGGCGATACCTACTGTGTTAGCAGCAGGGAGATACATACCATTGGTAGGCGCACTAGAAGAGGTTGGAATAAAAGTATTGCCTTCAGCACTGCCAACAAGGGAGATAGTGCCAGACCCTGTGTTTGCTTCAATGTATACATCATTACCAATTAAATTTAGTGTCCCGGACGAAATGATTTGATTACCATCTACGTCTAGATCTCCTCCCAGAGTAGGAGAAGTATCGTCGGATACACCACCTAAAGCCCCTAAGTTAGCTCTAGCCCCAGCAGCAGTACTAGCCCCGGTGCCGCCATCGGCAACAGCTAAGTCTGTAATACCAGCAATAGACCCGCCTGTGATAGATACGCTACTAGAAGCCTGAGTAGCCATGGTTCCCAGACCTAGAGTAGTTCTTTGAGCAGATGCGTCTGCATCATCAACTAAGGCTCTACCAGCAGTTGTAAACGTAGCCAGTGCAGCGGTACCCGAGCCAGTAAAATAAGGTACTCTGTCAGCAGCAGAGGTTAAACCAGCTATTGCGGCTAGTTCTGCATCATAGGCTTGGACATCTGTGCCTATAGCTAATCCAAGAGCAGTTCTTGCAGCGGATGCTGTGGCCCCTCCAGTTCCTCCATTAGCTATAGGAAGAGTACCAGTAACCGAGGTAGTAAGTACAATAGGCTTACCTAAAGCAGCCCCACTATGATCATGTCCTGAGGTAGCATCAAAGGCTGTAGCCAGAGCTTCAAATTCAGCATTCAAATCTGCGGCATCAATAGTAGCCCCAGTAGTAATTTCAGCAGCGGATTGTCTTGTATATCCAGTAGCGACCATGTATTAATTCCTATGTTTAACGTCTTGTCTTCAGGGCGAAGGTAATATCCAGGCTATCAATCCTATGCGGAGGATTAGTGTCTGATCCTGAGAAATTAAAGGCCACAGTAAAACATGAACCGATTAGATTTTTTTTGAATATGGGGAAAATAACCGCAGAGTATAGGCTTGTGCCATAGATAGCGGTACCATAGAAGGATACCCCACCAAGCTGGGTTATAGGTATTGCACTAGGTTGTTGGACACCTGTGTTAGCATTATCGAATACTAATTGGCAGTTTATATTTATATCCCCAGATACCTGTGTGTATATGTCCACTTTCTGCATAACTTTGCGTAGAGTAGCATTGTTCAGAGTCATGAACGGGGTTCTGAATATATAAGATATATTAGATCCATTGAAACTATTCCCAGACTCCATTAAATATACATAGTCATCCGTGCCATTAGAGAACACAGCAACCTCAGTAGAAGCATCATATAGATTTGCGGCACAGAAGGCTTTAAGCCCTACGAGCGTAGACCATTCATAATTCCCATGGGGATCAACTGGATTATCTGTCAAAGTACCTATAAAGTTGATAGTAGAGCTGGTGGATATGCTGGAATTATAAATGAATAATCTGTATTGATTCTTGGAAGGTATTACACAAGAAGAATATGCAGTTTCACCCAGAGATAATTGAGTTACCAGCAGAGGGCGTATACCCTTAGATACAACACCTAATTCTAAGTCGTCGAACCTTTCTGTGGCAGCTAGGGAGCGTAACCCAGACTGTGATAGGAATATTACGTCACCGCCGATCTCCTGGATAGTATCATGACCGAGGCAACCTATATTCTTAGACACATCAGATACCAAGAAGGTTTCTGTTGTGGCACCTTCTAATCTATGAATAGAATTAGTACAAAAGATATACAAATCTTCTCGGAATGTCTTAATACCAGTAATAGTGTCTGAGACATTTATCTCTATGGCTCCATTAGCAGCATCACAATCAGTATCTGAGGTAGGGGCTGTGAGTACAAAAGAAGACGAAGTTGATCCGGGAGCTAGGGCTATCCTATCCTTATACGGCTCTGCGTATTTAGGTGCCGTAGGAGCACCAGTACCATTGATATGTGTGTAAGTAGTGCCATCAAATTTTCCGGCAGGATTTACACCATCTGTGACGATAATGGCAGGTGCAGTAATATTATATTTTATAATTCTAGCCTTGGTAGGTGAGCCAGTTCTCGCCGTGGTATTGAGGATCGACCCCCAGCCAGTACCAGTTGAATAATACAAAGCATTATCTGTAGAGGTTTTTCTGACAGCAAAAACCCCACCTAGAGCAGGTTTCACAGCCAAAATAGCCCCAGATCCAGGTACTACGGTTGAACTATACTTAGAAAATCCTTTAATACGTTCATAACCACCATTAATAGATACTTCGTAGTTTTGTAATACAGTAGCCGTACCTGGGAAGTTTGTCCCTTGTAGCAACTTTTCTAGGTCTAGTCGTAAGCCGCCCTTGCAACTTACAGGAAAATTATCCCATCTATCTGTCATGTAATATATCCTGGCTATTCATGGCGCATATAGGTATCCTGGGGAATCAGCATCCTACGGACTTTATTTACATTGGCTCTGTATCTGTCTTCTACGAAGTTAGCCTGTTCAAGGTTGTCCCGGAACATATAAGCATAGTGCAGAGCTTTATCTACGATGAGTTGCTCTACTAAAATTTCATATTTACTTGCGACGGAGATCGTATCTGTGTATGCAGTTAACTTAGATGGTACTAAGAAACCCTCATATACTATTGGGTACACCCTATCCGGCTTCCCAGACAACAATATGTTATTATCTAAGGTTCTAACTACGAACTCTGGAGCAGAATAGGTATCCGGGTTTATTACTTCTCTATCGGTCTCAAGACTATCTCTACGATATGCGTCATAGGATACCCAAGGCAATTTACGCTCCGCGAAGGGGGGATAACAATATATTGTACCTGTGGCCGGAGACGTAGCCGTACTGTCTACGACAAATGTGAAGGAGGTAGTTGTAGGAACAGTAACTACGGTAAAAGTACCTACGTAGTCATCTTGATCTGCGCCATAGATAGCCACAGTATCACCGACTAAAAGGTAATGCACAGAGGAAGTAGCAGCAGTGGCTGTGCCAGCAGTCTGTGTCAAAGAAGAGATAGTAACTTGTGGCTTTTGCAGCCGGAAAGAATCCCAGTCAACGGTTGTGACAGTGGAATCCAATGTGTATTTCTGTGTGCCTATTACTGTAGGTAAAGTTACCTCGGCCCAGGCAAATGGCCACTCATTTTGTTCCTCTGTGTATACATCTACGATAGCTACATTAATAGCGTCTTTGACATCGGCATGAAAGCCGGTAGCTGAAGCAAAGGTAGAAGAAGTGAGCACAACTTCGTTCAATGCTTTGAGAACTCTGTTAGTTAGATCTAGGTATGTGATTGCCATTGTATATTTCTGGAGAAGTTAACAGAGGAAGAGGGAAGAGGGGGCTTGCGCCCCCTCAACCAAGTTGGGGCAGACTACGGAGTAAATGTAGCCGCCATAGCGTTGCGAGCCGTGGACATAATAGTACCTACGAAACGCAGTTTACCAGTAGCGTTAGCAGTACCGCCAGCCAGCTTATCACCAGTCAATTTAAGACGGATGGTATCAGCAGCGGTGTATACGTTACCTGGGGTGCCATTGACTTTGAGCAGAGTAAGGTTAGTACCCGCCGTGAGCGTGGTAGCATTGCTTACCCATTCATCATCATCTGCGGAGTCACCAATATCCACACGATCCGAAGCTCCACTATCAAGGTCAAGAGCCGTGACAACTTCCACTTGTTCAAGTGTAACATAGGTATCCGCAGGAATATTGAGGACGACAGTGTAACCGCCGGTGGTAACAGTACCAGCAGCATCTGCAATGTCGATCTCATGATCCCAACGAGTCAGGGTTTGGGTTGCTACAGGTACGGTAGAACCGCCTTTAGCGAGAGTAGTTTGGTTAGCCATAGTTTATTTCTCCTTATGCCGTAATATCAGTGATCATGGCAGCAAGAGCATTGCTACGAATAACTTTGCGCCCGAATACCATGAGACCCTTGTGGCGCTCACCGAATTTCTTCTCCATGCGTACATTCTCGGCTTTAACCAAGGTAGCAGCAGTAGCAGTAGCAGCTTTGTGACCAGCCAGGAGTACTGCTTTGGACGTATCCGTTACAGCGTTGTTGGATTGGTACAGGCGGATACCGGAGAGAGTCATACCTTGGTAGCCCATAGGACGTTTCAGGATAGAGCCGCTATCACCCATAACTCCAGCATCTATCAGCTTAGAATCTTCCTTACGGAGCATCTCGAAGAAGTATGGATTAGCTACGAGGAAGCGATTACCGTCATTAGGAACATCATCCAGGTCAAGGATACGAGCAAGAGCATTAATAGCTTCCAGCGGGGTGTAGTCATCCGAGGCAGCATCAAAGCCGATAGCCTTAGGTGCGCCAGTCGTACCTTCTACGTTACCAGAAGCAATACCAGCATACATTGCAGCCAGGACGTTCTGTTCGTAGGTATTGTTGAGGTTGTAAGCAGCACGGTTAGCGCACAGCGAAGCATAGTCTACATGAGCTTGTTGAACTTCGAGGTCGTCCAGAACGAAAGAGTAGTATTTCGCTTGGTCAACAGTCAGCGTGATCTCTGCATCTTCGAGATCCTGGTCTACAACTTCAAGACCACGGGTGTAGTCACTGACAGTTACATCAGGTTCAACAAGGATGCGAACAGTGTCGCCTTTATTTTTGATTTCGCCGTAATAGTCGGTATTCGTGATGTCCGAGACAATGCCCACTCTGCGGAATTGCAGGATAACATTCTGAGAGAAAATTTCGGGTACGAATACACCATTAGGAAGATTGCCGTAACCAGCAGAGCTAGTAAAAGCCATATTATATTCTCCAATTAGTGTTGTTTGTTAATGTTTGTTTAAGATTGTCTGATACGACCTTCACGCATAGCTTTGTTAATCTCATCAGCCAGTTTCTCATATTCACGAGGACTTAGCTTTTTGATCTCAGAGGTAGTCCAGATCTTCGGTTTATTTTCTTCTGGTACTACGCCAGCATCTGCTTTAACGGCTAGACTTGCTTCCAAATCCCGCTCCCTCTTAGTCTTTATACCTATCTCTTTTTTAAATAGGTCTAAGCCGCGAGCAATCTCATAAATATCAGAACTGCGAATAAGGTTTTTTACACCTTCCGGTTGTTCTGCAAACCATGAATTGAATACGGGATCTTTCTCAAGTTTTTCCCAATCTGGGTGAAGATCTTTGAGCTTAGCTTTCGCCTTCTCAGTTTTCTCTTCTTTAAGTTGGGTTCTTAAGGCTTCTACCTCTGCCCTCAGAGCGTCTACTTCTCCTTGGCTGAGCTTCATAGCTTTCGCTTCAATAATTCTATCCCAGACAGGGTAGCTTTCGGAAAACTCTTTGAGTTCATCTTCTGAGGCAGGAAGTTCTCGCTTAGCAGATTTAACTTGGGTAATCTCACGGTCTTTTTCCGCTAATTTCTCCAACAAGGTTTTGTTCTGTTCTACAAGAGCGTCTAGTCGCTTATCCGTGTAAGAACGGAGGTCTGCGTATCGTTTTTCCCAGGTTTCATCACCTTTGGGGTCTTTGTTCTGCGTGGCCGGGTCGGGGGCATTACTTGGAGTATCCGTGGGGTTTTCCTGTGCACCGGTCCTAGGATCAACCAGATTCACAGGGGTCATTTGTTTGTAGGTCAGGTTTGCTGAGGTATAGCCCAGAGCCTGACCTGCATTAGTTGCACCGTTATTATCAGTCATTTGTTATCTTTCTACAGGGGTTTACTAAAGTAAAGTAGCCTGAGACTTACTTCTAGGGGTTCCCAGAGGGAAGTAGCCTTGCTTTACATTCTCATAACTTGCCCTTGGGGAGCAGCTTGGGGCTGAGCCTGGGGAGCAGGTTGCTGAGGTTGGGGTTGTGCCGGAGGTTGTTGACCTTGGGCGGGGGACGGTTGCTGAGTTGCCTTAGTCACCGTCAAACTCTTACTGGGATCTATATACTTAGCGAAGTAATCATAGACCTCTTTACCATTGACAATCCCGAGCATAGTTGCTCCTTCGGGTGTCGTGGCGTATTCACTTAGAAATGCTTTTTGTTCATCTGGGAGAGAGTTCAGATGTGCCTCCAAGTTAGCCATAATATCTGCGCCATACTCTTCATCATCTACGCCATCATCCTCTTCCATCATAGGATCTTGACCTCGTGGAGCGACTGCGCCTTCTTGCGGCATAGGCTTTTCTTGTGTTGCTTCTGGATTCATAATAGGCATTATACTTTACTCACTTCTTGGGATTTCTTTTGTTGCATGAACTCGTCAAATGTGCGCTTAGGGGCCACCATAGGAATAGGCATACTAAGATTGCCTCCACCACCTTGGGCAGCACTAAGTTCATTCACCTTAGCCGCGAAGATTTTCTTTGCCTGATCAAGTTGTTCCGGGGTAGCATTAAATTTACTGAGAACTCCGTTTTGAAGACCTTCACCAAAGGCGTTAGCATCTTTGCCAAAACTTTGGATATTTCTTTCAGAATCTTGCATGTTCATTAGTTCCGCATTTCTCTGGGATCCTCTAAAATCTTGAGTAGCATTCGATGTAGGAGTTTTCTCAAAGAAATAGTCATACCCAGACCTATCTCCTACTCTGATAACTAAGTTACCGACCTCTTCTTTGGGGGTGGCGTCGCTTTCTCTGAGATATTTAACCATATCAGCAGTAGCCATAGAGTAGGCATCTCTTACACGCGCATTGGCTTCTGAGAATTTATTATCTTTCTGGGAAAATAGTTTAGAACCTTCAGCATCATATTGCCCAGTAGCCATATTAATACCCCCTACCTGGAGGCGATTACTTGGCTTTTTCTTACCGAACATAGAACCAATACCACCTCCGATAAAACTACCAATAGCAGTGCCGATAGGGCCACCAAAGGAGCCTGCGATACCACCTATGGTGGAGCCAATATTAGTTCCGATACCGCCACCGAAGACTTTATTAGCAGCAAAGCCACCAATAGCTCCCGCAGCAAGATTAGCCCCGGAAAAATTACTAGATAAACCACCTTCGACACCTACTCCGTTAGGAGCTGGCCCCATTGCACCTGGGAGGCTAGGCCCAGGAACCTCTGCTAATTTACCTATACCAAAAGCACTATTACCGAACTGATCTACTGCCGCTGCCGTGCCAGGATTAAACACAGTACCAGTTGACAGAGGATTAGAGGGGGTATTACTGAGAAAATTAAAGCCGCCGCTATCCTGGGCTTGGCCGGTAGCATTAACTTGACTGCCTTGGTTGAGGTTCATAATAGACCCTCCGACAGGGTATTGCATAGCTATTTGGGGAGCAGTAGGAACATTCATTACCGGCAGTGGCTGCATGACATTATTCATCCTTTAAAGATTCCTCTATCCAGAGTGGCATATCTTTGAGCTTAGCCAGCAGAGCCAGTTTGCCCAGGTTTCTGGATTGCTCCAGGTTGGATTGCGCCGCCACTGCCTCCCGCAACGTCATTTGGGTTAGGACTTCCACCAGCTTGTTGAGGGCTTCCTTGTTCTCCCCCTGGGTTAGAACTACCATCTCCTGTGCTTGGGCCTTGGTTAATCGCATTATTTAATTTCCCCATAATTTCTGCATATAGCATTGCTTTAGCCGGATCATTGACAGCCTTATCTGCGTCAAGACCCATAGTTCTGACTGTCTCTTTAAGAACATACTCAAGGTTAACAAAGGGAGCCGCCATAGGATTGGCAGATACCTGCAACAGGGTTAACAGTCGCTGAGATTGAACTTCTTTTTGCACCAAGGAAGCAGTACCCTTAGCTACAATCTTGATATCCCCGTATATTTCTTTGATGTCCTGGTTAAATTGCATATTCCAATGGAAGTACGCTTGGCCCATAGGCTCAATGAGATACTGATCAAAGTTATTGATCACAGTTTTAATCGTCAAAGATGCAGCTTGCATGAGCATAGATAGCCCAGATGCAGTACGAGTTTGTCCTGTGGAATACTGTCCATAGGCTGCGCTTTGTTGACCTGTGCTTTGTTCCGCCATCTGCATAGCTTTATCTACGAATTGTAGATTGGAATTAGCTACGTTAGGTGTAGTAATAGCAAAGATGCTTTGTCCCGGAGGACCACCATTGGTTCTAAAGATCTTACCGTTGTAGATAGACATATCTTGTCCAGCAACAAGGTAGTTCTCATTGACCTCAAACATCACAGAACCAGCAAACTTAAGGTTGTCTGCGGCCATTCTCATGTGGCCATTGATTAGAGCCTGGGAATCTTCCATATTCTCGGGAAGACCTTTACCCCAAGGAGAGTTAGGCTGTTCTTCGTAAGGCACTAAGTAGTAATCTTCACCGCCAGCTACGAAGGGATTAAGTACAACTTTGATAATCTGATCCCCAGACTTCCAAATATTGACTTTTACTATATCTGTGAGAGCTTTTTTCTCTTCTTCGGTGATGCTATCAATATATTCCAGCATTTCTTTTTCAACATAACCGGTATACTCAAGAACTAACCACTCTTCGGTGGTACCAAAGTCATCTTGTACCTCAGAAAGAGATCCTGTAGACTCCCACCACTCTTTTGTGTAGTTTCCAGGGCTTTCCAGCAGCTTTTCTATGGCTGATTTGATGAAAAATGGCTGTTTAATGAGTTTTTTAAGCTCAAAACGGTTCAGTCTATGGCGTTCTATCCAATGTGACGCACCCCTGGCTCGTCTAATAGCAGGATCTGGGTAGATATTCCAGATAGTAACAAACTCCGGCTTAGGAGTAAGGCGCTCTTCCTCAGAATGCTCTATGCCATTATCTCCATTCACCCACTTATGCAGTGTTTCTCTATGTGTATGGGGGCGCTTAAGACACCCCGTACCCATGATAACAGCCTCTAAAGCAGCAGCACGGACAGCTTCACCTACGTTTTGCTCAGCTAATTGATCCTGTACTACCTTATCCAGACGCTTTGCAGACTCTTCCGCAGGGGAAATCTGTGGCATCTGGACAGGATCTGGGGAAATCCCAGGAATGAGCTTACGCCCAGCATCCAGGAACTTCCCTACTTTATCCTTGATACCTCCTAAGAGGGTAGAATAAGTAGCACCCGGAGCTATTTCCTGGCCATCGCCTTCATACCCATATATATCTGGGGTAGAATCGGGAAATTGAGCAGGAGCTAAGAAGGCTTCTTTGAGAATGCCCTCAGGTTCTGGGGTAGCTTCCAGAGTCAAGGGAAATCTTTCATCCCCAAACAGGATTTCACAGATTTGACCATAGGCAGCAAGTGCCTTAGTCTTAGTGATATTGATAAAAATATCAGAGGCGGTAGGATTTCTTTTCTTGGCCGCAGCGATAGCAATGCGCTCAATCTCAGAAGGTTCACCATTGAACTGCTTCCAGGCTCTCATCCAGCGAATTTCACTAGGGTTACGAGCCGATTTAGCTGCTTGGTATTTGCTATCAATAAACCCAGCAAGATTACTTAGTGCAAGTTGTTTCTCCGATAATTGTGTAAGAGTTAACTTATCCTGCTCTGGGCCATCTGGCACAGGAGACAGAATCTTAGTAGAATCTACTGGATTAAAAATCACTTATTAGTACCTTTATTACTTCGCGTAATTATCGCCGTTTACACCTACAGTGTAGTCGCAAGACAGCATCTTAGACGGATAGCTACCTTTGGTGGGATAGTCTTTGTTCATCGGTTGCATACCGCCCTTAGAGAGAACTGAATTGTCAATATAATTGCCGCCTTTTTTACCTTTGGCAGTGCCATTGACAGAAACATTTCCTGTGTTTTTAGGTTGTTCCATTTTGATTTCCTTATTTATTTGTTAGAAGAAGTAGTGATCGTGGGTAGGAGGAGGTTCGTAAGTAAAACCAGAGGAGAATTTAGGCCGCGAGAGTATGCCATAGCGGCAAGCATCCCAGGCATGGTCTACGACTCCTTTTTTCTGTACATCATCCGGGTTAAGTTCCCCAGATGGAAGGGAGCTGAGTTCGTCTATTAATTCTTCACAGCAATCAAATATCTGTAACCTAGGGCGTTTAAGATTATGATCCTCAGCTAGATATTGGTGCATGAGATTTTTCCCAGCCATCCTAGACCCAGCAGAGCGATCAGAGTAGCGGCAAATTAAGCCTTCTTTTCTCATAATCTCATCTAAGGTAGGATCTGTGGTTCCTCTATTCGCTCCAATAGAGCCATCTATAACCCCATAGCTTATATACTCACCTTTTTCAGCTTTGAGTACCATTTTGGCAAATTCATCCGCCGTGACCAGCGTGGTTTTTAATTCTCGATAGATATACAGACAATCTTCGGGATCTACCGCAAACCAAAGACACACACCCATTGTTGTATAACCGTAGTCAATCGCACGAAAGCGGGGCCAATTACCGGGTATGTTAAAGGGTTTAATAACGTGAATAGAGCGTTCAAAATCTGGGAATGCAGCTCCATCACCACCATCCCAAGACCCTTCAAGCCAGCGCTTACGCATTTTCTCAGGGAGAGAAGCAAGGTAGGAAATATATTCTTCTTTAACAAGCGGATTATCCTGGTAGTTAGATTGGAACCATTTTCTTGTGGTAGTTCTTTTACCTATAGGTGTGTCTATGCTGACATTAATAGTTTGACCTTCTGGACCTAAGGAGATAAATCTCTTCTTAACCCAGTTAAAACCTACACCATAAGGGTTAGAGGTAGCGCGGGTATATGCACGTAACTCAGGATCAGTAGAACGTACAGATGATCTAAGAGCATTATATATTTCCTCTGTGGGGAACATGGTTAATTCGTCAATACCCAACCAGGAATTCTTATTGACTATTCCTTGGTTATATGTTATATAATGATTAGCCGAATCTACGGTAATATCCGCGACTAACTTATATCCAACATAGGACATCTTACATGCCACTAAAGAACTTTCCCACACCGTCTTCCGTTCCAGTTCGTCGTAAGGATGCAGGTAGCCATGTTCGATCTGATGGTTACATTCAGGAATATTGCCCAGAACATCAGAGTAGAGATAAAAGAGGCTACGTGTTACAGCATCGTCTGATAATGGAAGTACATCTAGGTTATTATCTTGTGAATAGAGAGATAGTACATCATAAGGACGGAAATAAGCAGAATAATCTTTTAGAGAATCTTGAAGTGATAAAGGATCATGGCACTCACCTCTCAGAAGCTCATCATCATAGACGTAAGGACGCAGATGAAACTTGGGTAGAGAATTTACGGAAACTGGCTGAGGATTCATCTGTGTCTCTGCAACAAGCTGGAAAGCTCTTAACTTGCAGTCCATCAACGATTCAACATGCTTGTAAACGTCAGGGAATTCTATGGAAACATTTGCCTGTACGACCATCAGAGGAACAGATACTGCACGTTTTACAAAACAATCCACGGAAGGAGGCTGTGAACCTTCTAAATATGTCTCTTCAAACTCTGTGGAATCGGTACCCAGAATTGATGTGTAAGACTGCCAGCCCAAAGAGGTTAAAACGGGGTGCCACACTGGCATTATTTGATCAACGCCCTCACCTTGAAGCCTAACACAAGGGGCCATATAAGGTTTAATAATATCAGTTACTCGCTTAGGGCCTTCCAAAGTAGAGACATAATCACCTATTACTATGTCGACTATTCTTTTGGCTGAGCCATTAAGCATCTGTATAGGAGTGTCTACGCCTACGCAATACTCCTGACCACGATAGCGCTCCACGTCATCTTTAGTATCGCAGTAACCGAATTCTATTCTTGCCCCAGATGGGAATCTAAAGATCTTTTCCTGGGTACGCCATTGGACACCTGGGAAAGCATCATTGTAAAGAATCTTCGCTCTGCCAATAAGTTCTGCCAACTCTGGCATAGTTTTACGGACAATCAAACCGCGGAAATTGCGATTATGGACGTATCTAAGAGGATCAACTAAGAGAGCAGAAGATTTACCGGAGGCACGACCACCTGCGTAGAGTACTTCATCTTCGGTAGCTTCTAAGAATTCTTTCTGGAGAGATCGCCCTGTGGTAGGATTATATTGTGGCTCCCAGAGAACCTTTCTACTGCCTATCTCGGCTCTTGCATCTTCAGGTACAGATTCATCAAGAGTCTTAACTAGGGCAGCATCTTCTAAGCCACTAGATGCCTTCTGCGATAAAGTTTTGAGTTCCTTGTCCCGCGCCTTCTTCGCCTTGAATTCCTGGATCGAGATCTGTGTCTTCGTCAGCCTCTTCTTGGTAGTCTTTGTAGAGACCTTTTTCTTCGTCTGCTTTGGCTTGGGCGGTTTTGTAAAGTCTTTGTCGCTCACGGAGTGGTAACTCTATTTCTTTGAATATGGGCCTATTATGATACAACCTGGAAAATAATGGCTCGGATATACGTTTCTTAGAATTAATATATATCCACTTACAGATATCTTCTAAGGAGCAGCCTTCATCTTTGAGTTCATAGGCTTTTCTAAGCAACCTCAATAATCTTATGTCCGGGATTAATATCTTTTGCTTATTATCTTTGAACACGTACCCTACAGGAGGCTTAGGGCCAAATTGTGTCCTATAGATGGGTAGACCTAGCCCCATTCTTATATGTTGGATACTCTGTATTAAAGTGTCAGGTTTTTTACGCTTCTTCGCTGATGACATATTTCTTGCCTGGGAGAATGATTACACCAGAAGGCATTGCACTGGTTTCTCCGTCTGGTTTCTTAGCCATGCCAGCGCGATCCAGGATACTATCAGTGATAGCTAACTTAGCTCTCCACCATTTATCCTCAGGATTTCTCATGAGATGTACTTGCTTAGCTAATGCCTCAACACCATACATAGCCTGACGCTGTTTCATGCCAGCCAGGATTTCTTCTTTAAGACCGTTGACGATCTGCCATACAGAGTAGCTTTCAGCGTAGCCCGCGAATTCCTTAGCTTCTTTATAAGTTTCATCGGTAATGTTAGGAAAAGCATCCCAGACATAATCAAGGAATAATTTTTGTTTTGCGTTTAATTCGGCCATTGTTGTTTCCTTATGCGCTCAGAGCAGCAGCTACGGCAGCATTGTTTTTGGCAGCGGTTAACGTGGCTCCACCAGTTCCGGCGGTGGTATGTCCACTAAGAGATTCGTCCCAGACAGCATCTGCAATAGCCCCTGCACTTGGGATATCACCTGTCGCAGCAGGGGAGGCGGGTAGGTTATCCGTCTTAGCTTTAATCGCCGCGACTTCCGTATCCAGATAGTCGTCGATAGCCGCCAATTGAGTATCCAGATTCGCGCTCGCCAACCCAACCGCAGTCCTAATATCGGCCTGACTTAAGTTAGAAAGCCCGTTTTGAATCTCTGCAATCGCACTCGCGGCCAATTCATTAGAGCCAATGGCATCCGTGGCAATGGCGGCGTTATCAATAGCCCCTGCGGCGAAGGAAGCGGCGGTGATGCCACCCGTAGCCACGCTACCAACGGAGCCGGTTACGTTGCCACCCACGCTACCAGTGACCGAACCAACCGCACCTGTGACACTGCCAACGGATCCAGAAAGGTTGCCCGTAATGTTGCCTGTGATATTCATCGTTTGGTCAGGTAGATTAATGTTAGTTAATCCCGCCCCAGCCACTCCAATCTCTGCCGTATCTACAAGAATAGAGGCAATCTCTGTCGCAATCTCGCCGAAGCTACCCGCAGTAACATGCCCAGCTTGTGCTTCATCCCAGACAGCATCCGCAATATCTGCGGCAGTCAAACTAGACCCACCAGCATTGTCTGCAATTTCTTTCACCACAGAGCCAGCTACCGCGCTTGCATAGGTAGTGCCGGAATTTGTGTTAAACAGGTCAGCCAGTGCCGTTGCCTGAATCTCATCTACAGATACATTAGCCGCTGCCGTAGTGACATCCGTTGCCGTTGCAGTACCATAGGCAGTCAGAGCGTCATCAACCACTTGCTGCATCTGGTTTATACTGTGAGAATGGCGCGCCCGGATAATTACACCATCGCCGTTAGATGGGGCAGAAGTCCAGGCTTCATCAATCGTTATAGTTTTTGTCGCTCCAGCGTAATCCGTAATGATTCTGGCCTGTCCCGCAAGCGTTCCTGTGGTGGGAATAATTTCTAAATCATTATAGAAATCATCAGTGGCAGAACCCGCAGTTAGTTGCAGAGTCGTGGTAGTTGGCGTTCCTGTTGCCGTGGTTTCATCGAGAATTGTCCCCGCCAGAGTAAGAGCGCGGCCTGTGGTGCCTGTTGTCTGATGCCCTGACATCGCCTCATCCCAGATAGCATCAACACCAGCGGCAGAAAGTGCGTAGCCGGTTTTATCGTTGTTTGTGCTGACCGTAACGCCGTTGGTCACGCTGGTGACAGTAGGAATCACGTTATTCGTGCCAGCATAGCCAGTGCCATCGAAGAAGGACTCAGCGTTATTTGCCGCCGTGGTATCGGTAGAAATCGCCGTGACATCCGAGCTTACAAGGCCACCCGCCGTGATTGGAACGGAGCCGCCAGTGCTGGTGATATTAGTTGCCGCTGTAAGCGTTCTTGCCGCTGTAGCCCAGACTGCCGTTCCTACTTCGGTGCCAAAGTCTGATGCCGTAGCTGCCGCCGTGATGACGTTTGCAGCCAGCCCGTTTACTGTCGTCACGTTTGTTGCCGTGGTGATTGTCCCGGCAGTGATATTCGTTGCCGTTGCCGGAGCAGTCGTGCCGAACCAGACATCATAAACAGTTTCATCCAGTACACAGCAATCAACTTTTACTCCTAATGCACCAGATACTTTGACAAATACCGTCAACGGGCCAATGGTGTTAGTATCGGTAGCATCAAGCACGCAATAGTAGATACCGTTAGAAATATGCGTTGCGCCACCGCTGTTTTTATCAGCAAGTGTGGTCGCCCCTGTTTTCCAAACCTTAATATCGGTATTGGCAATAGATAAGGCCGTTTCCGCCGTGTTTCCATCAGTGGAATCAACGAAATACCCTAAAGGAATCTCTTGCGAAGCGGTAGACTGTCTCAGATAGATCGTCATGCAATACCTTGCTGCTGATAATGATGGTAAAACACCGGAATGGTAGTGCCACCGGGGGCAACATAGGGAGCCAGCGCAACCGTCATAGCCCACCATTCCTCAGCCGCATTCAGCGTCTTTGTGGCGGTTCCCGTTGAGGTCTTTGTGGTTTGTGTGGTGTAAGCCCCCGTAAAGCCCAAATCCGCGCCGGTCGTGCTGGGAA